CACCCAACTCCAAGACCAGCACCCCATTTAGCACCAGTTAACATACCACGTCTAATACTAGGACGTTCTCTCTTCTTCTTATCTTTAGAACCTAATCGTCTTGCAAATGTTGATAATGAATAGTCAGATAAAATGTACATAATTTATTTAGAATTAAGTACTTGTTTTTGTCTACGTTTAGCTAAGTAATAACTTAATCCACCACTAAGTCCAGCACCAATAGCTGTACCTGCAATTGCAAGTGGAACAGTTAACTTTTTAGTACCTTGCATTGAACCATACATCATTTTACCGAGGTTACTATCAGCATGAGCCGCACCATGTATTACTGCACCATAACCAGTTCCAATACCGCCCATTATTAATGCTGACTTTCTAGCTTGATTTTCACGTTGTTCAGGTGTCATACTTCTAATTTGTTTATTCTGCGCTTCATTAAAAATTTCATAAGGTGTTCTATCCTTCCTCTTCTTTTTATCTTTACTTCCTAGTCTACGAGCATAATTAGATTGATTTACATCAGATAGAATAAACATATTACTTAATGATAAGTTGTTAAATAAACCGAGGAACTTCTTTCGTGGAGCTTTACCTATTCTTGGTGTAGTAGTATAACCAGGACGTAATATCATTGGATGAACCTTAGCTTTATTACTTGTACCACTGGAAGTAGTCTGAAAATACTGACCAATTTCATCTTGCATACGTCTAGTTAAATCACCTTCTGCTCTTGTTTTCTTACGTGCATCACGTTGTCTATCAACAATACTCTTCTTAAACTCATCAGATTGTCCAGCTAAATCTCCTGTTTTAGTATGAGCTATGGCAGCTTTCTGTGCATTAATCTTCTGATCTAACTTAGTGCTTTCGAGAAATCCCTTACGCATCTTAAGTTTATTTCTACGAGCATTATCTAATAGGGTTTTACCTTGTCCTTGTATTGGACTATTAGAATCATTAGCTATAGTTTTAGCTAAGTTTTCATTTAAATCAGATAACTTACCATAAGCAATCTTAACAAACTTAGGACTATTTTTAAATGCTTCATAACCATCTACGTTGCTACGCTGTAATCCTTTATTAATAGCACCTATTCTAGCTCCAGTATAAATAGTACCACCAACTAATCCTGCTCCAACTAGACCTGCTCCAACTTTAGCTACAGTACCTAGTATGTTGCGGGATTTACGTTTAACTTTATCTTTACTACCTAATTTACGTGCCATAATTATTTATCTTTATTACGTTTATCTTTATTATAGAAGGGATTAAGTCTCTCAAACGTTTGAACTAACTTACCTTTGCGAACATAAGACTTAACTTTAGATTGTTTTACCATAATTTTAATTGAATGAATAATCTGCCATAGTCATAGGTCTATTACTTCTAACCTTAGTTACTAAGTTATTAACAACCTTAGATACTTTACGTTTACTAGACTTAGATAACTTAGAATCTTTAATAGGTGAATTAACTAACTTCTTTAATCTATTCCTGTATATCTGTTTAACTCCATCTTCACTATTCTTATCTACTCTTAAATCAAAATCATAACGAGCATTATCTTTATTAAACTGTTGTCTTAATTCAGCTTGTCTACGTTTAATTATATCTGACTTAGCTTGTTTACCTTTAACTCCACGAGCAGATAAGTTACCACGAGCAGATAATTCTTGATTTCTCTGAAGTTCTTTTAGTGGATCTTTAACTTTAAATTGAACCTTATCAAATTTATCTTTTAATTCATCACTAATGTTAGAAGGTTTAGTTACATTAGATAAATCTACCTTCTTCATATCTTTAAATTCATTAGCTAACCTTAACTTCTTAGCTCCAAATATTAGTCCAGTTCCTAATAGTGCCGTTCCAGCAGTAAGTAGATATGGATTAATGCGGGATTTACGTTTCTGTTTATCTTTAGATCCTATAGTTCTTGGCATATTATTTACCTTGTTTATCTTTATTATAGAAGGGATTAAGTCTCTCAAATGTTTGCACTAGTTTACCTTTACGAGCATAGGCTTTAACTTTAATCTTACGACTTGGTAACTTATAGTTTTCTAATGTTTCTTTACGATCTTTATATCCACGTTTAGCTACATCTTGAGTATTCTTAACTAACTTCTCAATTTCACGTCTCATTGATTTTAAGTCACGTTTAAGTTTCTCTGGATCTGCTACATAACTATCATATAATGCCTTAACATCAGCACTTATTACTGATTGTTTCTTCATCTCAGCTAACATTTGTTCAGGAGTCATTCCATCTAATTGCTTCTTAAATGGTTTCAATATACTATTTACTCTTGCACCAATAAATTTAGAACCACGTTCAACATCTTTTTCAGTTAACTTACCTGCTTTAGAACCACGATAACCAAGTACCTGTATTTTCCTAGTTATTACATCACCTATAGAACTTAATCCATTTTGTTTATCCCAAAATACATGATCTGGATTCTTACCACTTAGAAATGTATAACCTTTACTACGTTCTAGGAACTCTTTAGGTAACTTCATTGAAGAAGTAACACCTTCCATAGTTCCACCATAACCAGGATCTAAATAACCCTCTTTAATAATATTTGCAGCAGCTTTACGACTAGTACCATGTTGTTCTAAACGTACACCTAACGCTCTAGGTAAACCACTTCTAATAGATTGAGTTCCTATAGCTGCTGATCCACCTAATAGTGCAACTCCGCCTATTTTCTTACCTACTTGAGATTTCTTCTTATCGGAGTTATCTGAGTCTTTGAATTGTGCAATAATCATAGTTGTATTATCTATTTAATAGTTTACTTAATTTAGGAATAGTCGTATCTGTAAGAAAAAAGGAACGGCGCGATTTAGTGTCATTAAATAATGTTAGTTTGCGTGAACTACTAAAATCATCTAACATACCACTAAGTCTATCAATGTCAGCATCAGTTGGAGTAGTTATATTAGTTGCAACTTCACGACGTTTAGTTAACTCACTTTGATAGATGTCTAATATTGATTTATCTCTAGTAATAACCTTCTTTAACTTAGTTGCATAATCCCTATCTACAACTGATTCTACATTAAGTTCATTTACATCTACTTTAGGTAACTTAAAGTAATCTCTATATTCAATTATCTGTTTACGTAAATACTCACGTTCACTTTCTTTATTAAACTTACCTGTTTTAAATCTATTTAAACTAAGTAACAAACTATCTAGTTTAACTAACTCATTATTACTAACGTTATACTTCTGTAATCTACGACTAATAAGACTAATAGTTCTCTCTAATTTAACGTCGGTCAACTTAGCAGCTTCACTAGCAGTTTTATTAATAGTTGATTCACTTAGGTTATAAACCTTAGATGGTAATCTAACTCTAACTATATCTAATTTAATTGCATTGTTAATTACTTCATTAACTTTACTTGACTTACTAGATGCTTCTTTAACTATCTCTCTAACTACACCTGGAGTATTAGTTACATTAACGATTGGAGTTGGTACATTAACTGTAACTTCAGGTTTAATGTTCTTAATTAATGACTTAACTTCATCTAATGATCTTGCACCATTACGTTTACCTAATAGATATGCACCACCTAATAATGCAGTTCCAGTTGCACCTATAGCAACATCACGTAATCTATCTCCTATTGATCTATCGTAACTTCTGACTACTTTACCTTTCCTAATAAATGATTTAACTTTGGTACGTTTGAAGTTAACTGTATCTGACATTAGAAACATATTATTTCTTACCTTTATTACGTTTACGTTCTTTAAGTTTTTCAATTAACTTACTTCCTCCTGTTAATACAACTCCACCTAATAATATAGAACCTAAGATTTTCGCATTAGCTGATATTGCAGGATCGGCTCTGTTTATTTTTTTAACAAAGTTATTAAACTTACCACCAAATGGTTTAACTCTAATTTCAGGTATTTTTTCTACTTTTGCATATTTATTATTTCGTCTAGCTAACTCTTCTTCAAATTGTGATGCTAACTTCTGTTCAGCATTCTTAGGTTTAATAGAATTATGATGTTTATATTTCTCTTTACGAATTAATAAACCGTCTCTATCTAAAGTATTAGCTCCATATAATAATCCTGCTCCAGTTGCCATAGATAATATACCTGCGGGAATATATTTTCGAGTTCTCTTTTTCTTATCTTTACTTCCAACACGTCGCGCAAAATCTGCCATTAAATACATAAGTTTATTAATTAAGGTATCATATCTATTTTACATCTATTAATAGATTTCTTAATCCCATAGCTCTAAGTTTACTTCGCATTAAACCATTCTTATAATCACTAATAAACTCGCTAGTTAATACTGCCATATCATTACCTGTGTAATTACGTGCATCTAAACTAGTCAAACCTAACTTATTCTTAATTAACTCAAGTTGTCCATCTATTGCTAACTCAATATTATCTAATTGTCTAACATATGATTCAAATTGTTCATTACTTACATTCATGTAATTATAAAGTATAGTATTCTGTAACTCTTCTAAATCACGTTCTAATACTCTAGGATTAACTTGTCCACCAACAAAAACTTTTTTAACTTTATCAAATTTACCAATTAATTTATCTTGTAATCTTAATAGAACACCACGTTTACGTTTAGTGTACTCCAACTTAAATAACTCATTATCTAATAAATCATTTCTGATTCTTTTTAGTGTTGAATAATGACTAGTTTCACCTAACTTTAATGAAATTGCATTCCTTAATGTATTCTCAGATTGTATTATCTGATTATCTAATCGTTGGATAATAGGATTACTAATAATAACTTGTTCTGGAGTAAATCCAGGTGGAATTAATTCATCACTTAGCTTATTCAACCCTTCATCTATAATTGCTTTTCTAGCTAACTTCATTGATTGAATAGATGAATAAATCTTAGTATTAGCATCTTCTATTTCATTAATGTAATGTTGAATTTTATCTACATCTTCTTTAAATTGATTAAGATCATCTTTAGTCAAAGTAGCTTTAGTTATAGAGTTATATTGTTTAACTCTAGTTGTAATGTCATCTACTGAAGATTCAGTAATTGCTGTCATAAATGGATTAACTAATTCATATCTATTATCTATTTCAATAGCTTTAGTAATAGACTCATCAATAGTATTAGTGCGCCAATTAACTACATCTTCTAATACTTTATTTGCTCTATCAATGTTAATTGTAGTTGGTACACGTTCAGGTATTTGTAATGGAACTAATGGAACATCAATAATATCATCTAGTAATGCTTGACTTAATGCTTTAGTTGTAACTACGGCTGGTTTACTTCTAATAATATCAGGTATGTTAAGTGGAGTTACATTACTCTTCTTAAATGCCGCATACATAGCAGCAGTTCCTAATATACCAGCAGTTGCCCATTTAACAACATTATTATTAAGTAATGATGATACATAGATTGGTACATTAAATGGTTCTTTAGTTTCAGATTCCTCTACACTGGTAAGAAAACACGAGCAATTTGCGTGAAGTAGTGGTTGACTTTGACTATTACTTAACAAGTCATCTATCTTAATTATTCCTTTACCATAACCATAATCATAGATAGCGCGTTCCTGACATATTGGACATACAATACCATCCATCTTAAATGACTCAAGTTGTGGTGATCTATTAATTAACTCAGATAATTTATTGTATATTTTACGATATCTAGTATTATAATCGCCGGGAATCATAGCACGTTTATGTTCAATACTATTGTTCCACTTAACAAACTTAATATCTTGTTTAATGTAGTAATCAAGTCGCCCTAAATTATAAGCGTGTCCCATTTCAGTTATTGCAATACGTTTAGTACGAGCCTGATTATTCTTTAGTTTTCTTACTTTCTCAAGTAACTTGTCACGATAAGCTCTTAAATCCTGCATCTTATAAACTGCTTTATCTGGTAACTCATTAAGTAGTTTCTTATCAGGGATAGTTAACTTAACATCAGGATCATACTTCTGTTTAAGGAATGCTACACTCTCATAAACATTCATATCTTTAGTTGCAGTTAATTTAGTTGGGATATCATCTAATCGAGTTTTAATTAACTCAAGTTGTTTATTGTATTGCTCCATTTGTTTAGCATCTTCTCTAGTTAACATTGCACTAATACGTTTATAATAAGTAACGTCTTTATCAGGGCTATTATCTGCTAAATAACCAGTAGTTTTAGTTTCTTTTTCACCAACAAGTATCTGTTGTAATGTCGCTTTATATCGTTTGTTCAGATCATTACCTATAGTATTAATACGTCTATTTAAATACGATTTACCAAACTCAGTTTGTTCAAGTAATGGTACATCGCCTCTAGTAGATTCAATTTGACGACGTTGTTCAATTGCTTGAACTGAATCTCTAATATTAGCAGGTATCTTACTAGCATCTAACTTAGTTGTTTGTAACTTCTGTTGCTTCTTTAAGGTACGTTCAATTAAACGTTGTTCTCTAGTTGATATACCTTTAGTTGATTTAGGTCTATCATTAATATCATTAAGTGTTTGATTATGTCGTTTAACTTCATTAATTAAATCAAGTTCTTCTCTCTTCATTTGTTTTAATACATCAGCATCACTATCAGAAGTGTCATAACCTTTAACTCTTCTATACTTAGCTAAGTTTAAATTACCATTCTCATCTACAAATGATTTACGCCAAGCATCTCTATCTCTAACTGCTTTACTTAATTGTTGATTAACTTCAGCTTTATTAACACGAGGTAATACTTCAGGTGTAACATCTTTAGTATCTTTAGATAACTCATTTAACTTAGCTATGTTAGCAGGATCAGTTAATTCAAAAAACTTATCTTGTTTATCTTTAATTAAGTTATCCTTAGCTGCGATAAGTGCATTTAACTCATCTTCACGATTACGTATAACTTGAATAGCTCTAACTTTATCTACATCATTATAAGTACCTTCTTTATCAATTGATCTTAATATCTTAGTACCACTATAATTACCTTCTTTATCTTGATAATCACGACGTATTCTATCTAACTCAGATTGATAACCTTCCTTTTCCTTAGTAATTTCATCAATCTCATTTCTTAATTTCTCAAGTGGTGATGCAAATTCCGCAATGCTATCAGAGTAAGAAAAAAGGGATGGCGGCGTTTCATCTATTGCATGAGTACGTCCGAGATTCCAACTATCATTCCATAACTTAGTTAATTGATTACTGATAATGAGACTTAAGTTATCTTGTTTACGCGATAATGAGTTACCTATACTATTAGTTAATCCATCTGTAAATGCAGTAACTAACTCATCTTGTTCTTTAATGTACTTGTTGATGTTCATAATAAATAAGCCGCGATTAGTGGCGACTTCTAGTGTTATATGTAGTTTAACTTAATTTAGTTATCCTTAGTTAGTTGTAATTAAGTTACTGAATTAATTATTAACAGAGTTTAATATCTCATCTTTAGCTTGCTCAGATATAACTTGATCTGGATATACTGGGATGTTAGTAAACACGTTATGTTCAATACTTTTAAACATTATATAAGGATAAGGAACATACTGTTGTAGATGAGCTTTATATGTGTCTACAAAGTTAGTGTTAACGTAGTTAATAAATTCAATGTTATTCATGTTGGCGTAGCGAATGACTTATTATATGCGGCGATAACTTCAGTTGTATACTTCTCAATAATTAAGTTCTGATATATCGTATCTAAATCAAAGTCAGTTATAGCTAATCTATAACCCATTAACTTATTACCTACATACCAAGTTAATTTAATTGTCCATAACTTAGATTCGTTATCGTAGTTATAAGTAATGTAGTTAGATGTATCTGGTTTAAGTTGTTCATAAATAACACCACTTAAACAACTTATTAATACTGTGTGTTTCATAACTCTACTTTACCTTAGTTAACTTAACTGTAACATCATTAATAAACTCATCTGTGAATAGATGTGAGAACTTATCATCTTTAACTTGCACATCTAAATACCATTCAGAACTGCGCCACTTATTTTTCTTACCTTTAACATAATACTCCTGACATAGTTGTTGTGTAGTTAGGAAACTCACATCATTCATCCTATCTAGTAGTAACTGTGCTTCATTAGTTATACCTAACGGTGATAGGAATATAAACTTAATGGGACGATTGAACTTATCAGCACATAGTTGATAATAACCTTTATCTCCTATAGTTTTAGCTATGTCATTTGTAGTTATCTTATTTAACTTTAACTCATATACTATAACATTACGTCCATTAGATTTAACGAAGTCAACTCTTCTAGTTTTAGTTGTTGCATTAATAGTATTGATTAGTGGATGTTCAATGTAGAATCTACCACCATCAGTACATAAATCAATCCAGTTCTTAATGCGGAATGCTAAATCAACTTCATTACGTGGCGCAATTGGAATCCCGCGTACATTGGCGGACTCTTGTTCTAGTAGTAATTGATGTGACTGTTGATACTGCTGTTTTAGTTGATATAGAGTTAAGTCAACTTTAGCAGCAAATTCAGGTGATAACCATTGGGCTATTCGTATTGCAACTATTTCATGTACCCAAGTTCCTTGTTCATAAGGATTACCACCTTTAATTGTTTGAACAAGTTCGTTACCCTTAATTCCGGTGATCGTGGAAACCTGTTCTATATAAGACTTTGACCATTTGTTCTCGAAAAAGTGATCTATTCTTTTACCACCTGCTTTGCACATTGCAGTTGCATTCCAATAGTTATCTGAAGTGCGGCGATAAATTGATTCGTTATTAAAATCAAAGGCTTTAACTATATTACTCATTAATTTTGTTCTCCATCATAAATTTAATAATTTGATTAATACCTTGAAATTCTTCACCTTGTTTAACTCTAATAATAGTACAGTTCAATTTAGCAATTAAATACTGTTCACGTTTAATATCGTTATCTTTAATATCTACGTTGTTATGATGTGTTTCGTCGTATTCAATAACTAGATTATATTTTTCATTATAAAAATCTAAATAATAATTATCTACTTTCTTTTGATATTCAAACACTAATAGGTCTTTAAATGTAGATTCTAATAATAATTTAAATTCAGTTTCGTCTCTTTTAAACTCATATCTAATACTATGTACATTTAACCATTGTTGAAAGTACGGTAATAATTTGTTATGAATCCATGTTCCTTGTTTAGTAAAGTTACCACCTTGACGTTTAATTACACATTGTTTTAAAATTTCAGACTCGACTGCTTTAATAGCTTTTTTAGTTCCTGCGTTTTCTAACCAATGTTTAACCTCTTTACCATGATCTTTAGCAAGTGCTGTAGCGTAAATATATTCATCTAAATAGACATCGCTCATATTACTTATCCTTATTTTTTCTTACCTCTACATCATACTACAATAATTCAAGTTTTAGTTTAATGTAGTTACTAATTGATCTCTTCTCTAGTTCAGCCAACTTAACTAACTGTTGATATTGTTCCTCAGTTACTTTAAAGTTAACCATCTTAGTTGCTAATGTTTTAGTCATAATACACTACTTAATTAACTTACTCATCCACTATATCATACTAACTTAACTTAATTAATGCAAGTAGTTGTCATTTCTCATAGATCTATGTTATCTTAGTTATTAGTTAATTACATACACATAACTACAATGAACGTTGAACATTTAGTAGAAGTTGGTTCTAGAGCAGTTTACGATAAGTTCACTGACACTATTCCTAAGTACAAGTTACAAGTAGCTTTCATGGCTATGATTGAAGCAATTAAAGCAGCATCATTAACTGAGTCAGTTAGCATTAAGGGATTTGGTACATTTAGCACAACTGAAGTTAAGGAACGTACAGTTAGCACTATCTTTACTAAAGAACCTAAGTTAGTTGAAGCTCATAAGAAGGTTAGCTTCAGACCAGCTAAAGAATACAAGAGTAAAGCACGTTACGATAAACAGGGTTAATAGACGAAGTTATTTAACTACTGCAACATAAAGAAAAAGCACCTTCAATTAAGAGGGTGCTTATTTTTTTGGTCACTAACGTTATTATAACATGAACGCATCTGGTGGTAACTTACTATCTACATTTAATCTAGCTACGATACGACCAACTCCAATAACTAATGTTCTATCAAATGTATATTCAATTAGACAAGTTCCATCAGGATGATACGCCGGACTCATGAATGTTATCTCAGTTCTAGTTAATCTAGTTACTATTGCATTATCAAACTGATATTCGATGTTGTCTATAAACAGAGTTATATGAGATTGATCTGTATATGCTTTCTTTAATATCTGATTAATAGTCATAGTGTTATTCAAATAAACCTTTAATATAGTTACGAGTCACATTAACTGTAACACCATAACTACTATCCATTATATGTTCTCTTATTTCAGCACGAGTTGTATTACCTGGACTATCTGTAATAACTTGAAGTGGCATATAAGTAACGATGTTTGACGTAACTAGATGATTAAGTGCCATCTGCATACTATCAATAGCATCATCATTCTTACCACGTGGAAACATAGTAGCTTCTAGTAATAGTGGTTTAATCCAACTATGTACATTCTCATCTGGAACTAATACGTTACCTGCATTAATTTCTGGCACACAACTAAGGATACGTTGTTCTTTATCACCTTTAGTTATGAGTGGTATAAGTCCAGTTATGGTACGTTTAAGTAATGCAATTACAGCATCTCCATTTGCACGTTGTTCAATTAACCTAGTTCTTATCATCGGATACTTATTACACAACTCAATTATGGATTCTACTTGTTTAAGTATATCCATTTTGCCATACACTAAGTCAATAATGTAGAACTTGTTATCCTTACGTCCCATAACTATAAGTGACGTATTATCGCTAGTTTCCTTATCGTTCATAGATAAATCGAATGCCATGCAAGTTGCATCAAACTGAGTTGGAAGTATGTACCAATTCTGCCACCATTCACGCCTAATAAGTCCACCACCGAGCGGAACTGGTTGTTGTTGATATTGACTAGCATAGCTCCATTCCTCGTCCTTCTTGAGCCTCTCAACCACATCTCGCGGAAATCGAATTGGTTCAAGTAATTCATTCTGATTAGTGCGCCAATCAGTCCAACCAATGCGAGTCCAGTATCTCTGAGTGTCTTCATATTCCATTGGGAGACATAGATGTTCCCAAACTCCTTCTTGTTGTAAGAAAAAACCAGTCATATCCATTTCACTAACCCTTTGTTGAACCAAGATGATAACACCTTCTGATTGGTTGTTTAAACGCGACATCAGAGTATTGCTGACCCATTGATTAACTTTATCAAGTGTATTCTTACTATATGCAGCGTTAGCTTTAACAGGGTCGTCAATTATAATTGTGTCTGCACCAATACCAGTGAAGATACCTTCAGGACATGATGTGGCGAATCTACGACCATTAGCATTATTCTCATAGTCATTCTTCATATTCTTATCGCGTCTGAACTCCCATGGTGTAGCACCCATATCGCGCCATACTGTAGCCATACCTCGCTTATACCAATCAGATTGCATTATCTGACGACTATGTACACTACCTTCTTCTGCTAATCCATAACCATAACTAACGTTGGCGAATTTAAGATGAGGCTGCCTTATCCAACAATAGGCTGGAAATGCTTTAGTTACTAATGCTGACTTAGCAGTTCTAGGTGGTACGTTAATTATAAGTCGTTTTATTTCACCAGTTAATGTTGCATCTAGATGTTCGGCTATTGCGTGTAGATGTTTAGCTGGTAGGAATACTTCGCCATTGAATGTCTGCCAACTATGAGCTAGGAAACTGTAACTAGATTGATATGCTTGAACGTAACTTTGTTCTTCTAGTAGTGATTCTAATTCATACTGTTCATCCTTATTATCTAGTATCGCTAGTTCATATAACTTGTTCTCTATGTTAGCTAGTTCTTTTTCTAATTGTTCGCGGGAAGTCATATAATGTATGTGTAAGTTAATAACGTGGACTAATCCACCATAACAGATAATGGATATTAAAGTGGAAACCATATGATTATACAGAACGTAAGTTTAGGTAAATAGATCAAAGCTACCTAGTTCATGTTAGGTAGCTTATTTAGTGCGCGTCTTGTACTTAGTATAAATTTATACTTAGGTTAGGTCGCGCCTTGATTAGATTGCTTCGTTGTCCTACCCTTTTTTTCTTACGAGATAGCATTACTTTTGTTTCAAACTCTGTTGAAAT